AAATATGGCAACCCGCCGTTGAAAGATCCACCGCTATTGGTGATGTACTTCAGTCGAATTTCTTCGCCGGACGGCACAGCAGTGATTGACACGTATGCGCCCTCGGCCTGATCCCACGGACCGCGAATCGGGACGAGCCCCGTAGCGCCCATGCTGGTGATCGCGGTGTCCTGACCGAACGTAATAGACATTGGCTCTCCGTCCTCAAAACCTACGTCCTGGATACCGACGAGGGGGCCGATGCCATATGCGCGCAGATTGCGGTTGGTAGCGAAACTGGTGATGCTGCCGTCGGTGATCGTGACGTCGAAGAAGCCCAAGGTGCGCGTGACGATCGTCTCGGCGACGCTGAGGTATTCGACCTTCAAGCGTTTCACGATGATGGCGGGGTGGCCGCTCGCTCCACCGCTGCCCGCCCCGGCGGCCGACTGAGCGCCGAAGTAAATCGTCGGGTAGAACGCCTGCGCGATGATGCCGGCTCCGATGTTGATCCCCGATGCCTGCATCATGGTAGTCCCGCAGAACGTGAGATCCTTGCGCTGCGGAAGGTTTCCGTCGACCGTGGTGCCGAAGTAGCCATCGACGTGGTAGCCAGGCCGCACGTGAAAACAGAATACGTCGTGCTCGGTCTCCGTGTCGTTATTCCAGGTTTTGTATGCCTCCTGGGCGTAGCTCGGGCTCGTCACGTGCTGCATGTGCTGCTCGAAGGTCGCCGCGTCCTTGTATCCGCTCCACTGCCGGACCTTCCACCCGAGCAGCGGGTAGAGAACTCCGGTGGTCAGGTGACTGTAGGCGAACCCGACGATGATCCGGTCATTGCTGCCGACGACCATGGCGCTTCGGTTCTCCCAATTCGCCTGCACCCAGATCCACAGGTCGAGTTGGCTCCATGGGTCGGGCGCGAATGCGGTCGACAGCGAGCCGAGGTAAGCCGAAATTACCGGCGCTGTGAGTAGATTGTGCGCATCGACTCCGGTAACGGCGAGGATCTTCAGTCCGGTGCCGTGGACGATGCCAAATTCGGCGGGGGCTGTCCCAGCATTCGCGCGATTGCGTGCGACCCAGATCGGACCGCAGCCGTCTCCAAGGTCCACCGCGCCGTCGTCGGACACGCCTTGCGAGTCCAGGTCACCGAAGACCTTGTCGTAGGCGGAGACCCAGGTGAGGGCGCTAGTTTTGGTGGAGCTGCTACCGCCCTTGCTACGCAGGTCGAGTTGCGGAATCCCGTCGTCGTTTTCCTGGATACCAATCAGCACGCTACCGTCGCTGCTTACCGGTCCAATGTGCTTTAGGTGCGCGGATGCAAGCGCGCGCCATGTGACGGTTATGACCTTCGAGCGATCTCCGCTCGACAGCGGGATGCCTAGCGTTGCGCGCTGCTGGCGCGAGAGCACTGGCGGGATGGCAGGGTCCGCGCCAATTTCGCTCTCGGCTGGTGCCGCCATGAAGGCAGCGATCGCGGCCGTCTTGGCAGCCTGTAGTTCTGCCCCGAGTTCGGCGCCCGTGTCCTGCCAGTCCGTCACGTCCTTACGTCCCGATCAGGGTCACGCTCGCGTTCCCGTAGCTGTCTCCGCCGACGGCGAATGTCAGCTCTACCACGTTCGCGCTGATGATCCGATACGTCGCCGACGGCGAGAATCCGGACGCGCCGTAGAAGCACGTAACCTGCACGTTGCGAATCGCGGTGTCGAATGCGGCAGAGCTGGACAACGTGATCTGCACATCCTGGTTGGTTCCGATTGTGACCCCGCTAAGTGCGAAGCTGACGATTTTTGCCGTGCCTAGTTTGAGGACTGTGATGTTCGCGACCGACCCTCGACCTGCCGTGATCGTTGGCACGTCAAGGTCGCACGTGCTGTCGCACGGGATCCAGTATCGCCCGTCGGATGGATCGATCCCGCTAGTCGATGACGAGTCGATGCGCCGGTAAATCCGGTGGCTGTACTGGACGACGTCGTCAAGTCTGTACGTCTCGGCGGCGGCATAGTCAGGGATCCCGCGACCTCGCAGATACTCGATCCATTTCGCGGACTGCCGCAGGATCCAGTTGAACCATTGATATGGAGGCGCCGGCGTTCCTGTCCATCCTGACGCTTTCTGGCCGTCTGATGGCTCCTCGATGTTGTCGGCTACGGCGCTATTTGCCCATGGGATCTCGCGTTTGCTAGGCTGCGCTTCGCTCATATGGTGATGACTCCTGCCCACGTTCCGGTGGGCGTAGCAATGTCGCTGAATCCAATACCGCCCGCAATGAGCGGAGTTCCTGGAGCTGAGACGTCAGAGAAGCAGAAAAAGTTAACGCTGGATCGCTCGCTCAACACGAGCCTCACGCCCGACGGCCTTGGCAAGATTCCTCCAGGCGTTAGGCTGTCTCCAGATGCAATCGCGACCGCGCTCTTTTCGTCGCTGGTCAACGACCGATTGATCTGCGCGTGCATCGCCATACCACCGGAATCGTCGAGTTCTATGTCTGGGTTGCTGAAGATGTATCGCAGGGCCGCCAGCAGTTCTGGAGCCGTGCCCTTGCAGGAGTTGCGGGCAATCTTGACCATCACCAGCACGCGGTATTTCGCGTCCGCGAGCACGTCTCCGTTGGGCAGCGTCCGCGAGACGCCGACGAGCGAGCCACAAATGTCTAGCTGCTGCCCCTCGGCCGCCGTTGGATCGAGCGACATCCCGATGGCTGCGAATGCCGCCTCGAGGTTGTCTGGCACCACGGCCATGTCATTCAGGAACGCGCGAAATTTCGTCTTGTCGACGTACTGACTCGCCAGTCGCAAGATCATCTGTGGGCCGTGGCTGATGGCTGGAATGCTCATGTGGCCGTCACCGTGATGTGGGCGAGCTCAAAGCGCGCGATGGCATCGAAGTCGATCGCTACGTTTTGCCACGGCGTGGTTGGGCCGGCACTCGCGCCCATTCGGACGGCAGTCACCGAGTAGCCGACGATCCCGGCCCTGGCGATCCATGCGAGCACGTCCGACCATGCAAATTCATTGTTGCTATCGCCTCCGATCGGAACCGCGCCCGGCTCTTCGGATGCAGCAACAATCGCCTCCGCGATCATGGTTTCGGATCCGTCGATCCATCCGGCTCGCTTGGTGACGTCGAGTTCAATGTAGACGTCGACGTCGGTCGGCCGAGAGAAGCGAATGGTGTGCAGGTGCCCCTGTGCATCGGCCACCGTTCTGGCAACATCCCCCATCATGGTGCATCCGCCCGACTTCCGCAGCCAAATGGCATTGGCGATCTCGTCCTGATCTCCGCCGTCGACGATGGCGAAAATCGAATGGGGCACGAGCGATCCTCCCGGCATCGTTTTGGCCGTGTCCTGCTCGTTCTCCCAGACCACTACCTGCGAGACGTTGTCGAGATTCACGAGAGCTGCATAGACGCCATCGGTGATTGACTGCGACGGAGCCGCGACCGAGCGGCCTCTCCGTGCCCGCAGTCGCTCATCGGTCTCGGACAGGTAGCCGCGGGTGGCGTCGGCCGCGTTGCCGACCGCCGTCCAGCCGGAGATCACCGTCTGGATTTTCGTCAACGTTCCTGCAGCCGCCTGCTTGTCGCCCATGGTATTGCACTGGACGGTTCCGATCTGGGTGCCGCCACCTCCGATCGTTACGGTCGCCATCGGGGACCACGTAACGGTGGTGTCCTGCTCTTCAGTCGAGCGGATGAGCGCCGTGGTGGGGATGACGGTACCGGCGGTTCCCTCGAACAGACACGCCACCGTCGAGTAGGCGCCGACGTTCTTGCTGATGCCGTTGAGCTTCACCAACCGAGCGAGAAAGTCCCCCATGGCGCCGTCGGGCAGCAGTCCGTTGTAGGTGGCCTCGGCAATGTCGTCGAGATTCGCGAACATCTCGGCCAGCGCTCCGATGATCTGCCCATCGGGCGAATCGGCATCCACGTCGATATTGGCGCCGAGGGCGGACTGCCAAATGCCCTGCAGCTGCATGATCCGCTCGGCCAGCGTGCTCTTGGTGAATCCGCTCGTCGTGAGTTGGGTCATGGTACCGACACCTCAATGCTTTCCACGTCGCCGTCGTCGGTTTCGAGTGTGGTGAAGATGGAGCATCGTCGCGTTTCGCGATCGAGCGCCATCGAAAAGTCGACCAGCTTGGAGACCCCTTCGGTCTCCAGGATGGTTCGTTTGATAGTTCTCTCGACGTATCCGAGGTCAATCCCGCGCGAGCCCATGATGGGAGGGTCCACGCTGGCGTCGTTCGCGAACCACGGAACACCCGCGTCTGGATCCAAGAACCACTCCCCTTGCACCAACAGTAGCCGGCTCCTCACCTTTTGGGCCGTGGCGGCGCTCGTCGACAGCACCTGGGAGAAGCCGCGCGCGAAGTCGCCGTCTGGGCCTAGCTGCGTGACGATTCTGTTGCTCATGGCTTGACCACCGTGTGCAAGGACGTGCCGCCGAGGACGAAGCGAGGAAGCTCCGTCAGGGTGTCGATGGCCTCGGCCATGGTCACGCCGCGGGTGATGATCGGAAGCTCTGCCAGGCTTGCCGCCATCGACGACTGCGCGGTGCCGATGAAGGTATAGCCTGACGCCAGCGCCAGCCGGTGCGAGCCGTCGCGGGTCCTGATCTCTGGCCCGTCGGTGCGCAGGTCGGTAAGTGCGTGCGGCTTGCTGTTCACGCCGACGATCGCGAACGCATCTGATAGGTCGTGGGTGCGGAACTCGGCCGGGAGTTGCGTGCCGCCGTTCTGCCACCAGAAATCGATCGCGCGCTCGCTGAAGAGCAAGATGCACTCGTCTCCGCTCCCCACCGGGAAGGTCAAGAACCAGTCGTGGCCACCGGGGAAGCACACCGGAACGTCGACCAGCTCTGGCAGGTTCACTGGGCCCTTCTGCGCAAAGATGCGCTGGATTCCCGGCTGCACCTTCGCCGTCTGGGTCGCCGAATCGAAGCTCACCACGTGGCCCGGCAGGCACGTGTGCAGGTCGAGGTTGTTCTCCTCGATATGGGACCTCAACGCTGCCGCGACGTCGTCGACCAACTCTTCGTCGCGTTCTCGGTCCTGCTGGGTGGTATCAGTCACCGAGGTACGTCTCCAATCCTGCCATTGGCACGTTGCTCTTGGTCGTGGGGATTTTTGCATCGAGGCCGATGCACATGATCTCACTGTACCAGTCATTCCCGCGAGTGTCACCCTTATGGTTGACGACCAGTACCTTGTACACCCCGTCTGGGTCGAGCCGCACGTGTGCCTTGCTCTTTTTCTGGTGCTCTCGCAGCAGCATCGGCGCCTTGAAGACCGCCGCCTTGACCTCGTTGTTTGACAACCACAGCTTGCCGTTGGGAACCACGCTCGGATCTAGCTGCAGCTTCATCGAGATGCCCTTGTCGTTGATCTGCGGCGCCCCGAGCAAGCCCGTCGTGGAATCGACCTTGATGGCCTCGTTTGGCATGGTCGAGCCGAAGGGCACCATGACCAGCTTGCCGTCCTGGATTGCCCAGTGGGCTTTGTTGTTGCGGGCGATGACGTCCATGACCTGGCGAACGGTGCCCGAGTAGGTTTTGCCCAGGATGTGGGGTTTCGTGATCTGCGTTCCCGCCACGTAGCCAAGCGTGGTGGTGCCAAGGCTTTCGAGCATCTTCCCGATCGCGTCCCCGTCGGTGTGGCCGCCCGCCAGCGTAAAGTTGACCTCGGCGTCCTTCCAATCCTTGTCTCCGTCGCCGGCCTGGATCTCGGTGATGCGGTCATTTCCTTCTCGGTACCGGTACACGTAGCGGATGTTTCCGCGGAAGATTCCCTGCGGACCTCCATCCTCGGCGTAGCCTGCATCGAGTTCAACGTCGTTGAACTCGTCGTGAATGTGGTTCTCGTTGTCCTCGCTGAGGTTGTAGAGCTTGATCGTCCCGACGTTCGGCGTGCGATAGATCGTCTTGGTGACGTCGAATGTGATCTTGAGGGCCTGCGTGAACTCGACCCCGACCACGGGCGCGCTCGCGCTGGTCTTCTTGCCCACGCGCACGCGGACGACTTTTCCCCAGTGGGCGCCAGTCGGCAGTGACGTCACAACCCGGCCTCCGTGAGTTCGTCTGGCGTGTAATAGAAGACCTTCACCCGCGAGCCCAGGTCGTCCGCGCCCGCGTCCGAGCTTACCAGCACGTTGGTCGCGACGTCGTTGACCGATCCGTTCTGCGTGCTCGATCCCATGTCGACGGCAAAAAGACCGCCGATGCCGAGGTACCGGTAGGCGCCGAGCAGATTCCCGCCGAGCAGAATCGGTACACCAGCAACCAGCAGAGTGTCATCTGATGCGCGGTACAGGTCGAAGAGCCAGAACCCGCCGCGGGTATTCCACCGGACGTCGAACCGGTAGGAAATGCCGTTCAGCGGGCATTCAAACGTGTAGGCCGAATCGTCCGAGGTGAAGGGCACAATCACGCTCATTGGCCATCCCTCACGGCGCGCGCTCCCTGTAGCAGCAGTGACACTTTCTTCTTCTTGATCTGAGAATCGGTAGGCTCGTCGGTCGACTCGGGCGCCTTCTTCTTTTTCGGCTGGACACGCTTGGGCGCACGCGGCGGGTAGGCCACCGCTTGCGATGTTGCGTACTGAATCTCGCGCAACTCAGCCGTGAAATATAGCGCACCCGCGGTGTCCTTATCCTGGTCAGCCGTCAGACGGAGAAAGATCATGTTGCGATAGAGGACAAGCCCGGTCTGGACGTCGAACGGAATCGCCATCGCCTGTAGCTTGGTCAGCACGTCCCAGGCGTTGCACGAGCGCGGGAGCCCGTTGTTGGCTGCCGTCTTGATGCCGTCGCCGCCGACGAGCACGCCGGGCGCGCCCGAGACCGGATGCCAGGTTCCGGTGGATGGATCGTGGGACCACTTTTGGTAGATTGGAGTATTGGAAAACGCGGCCTCCATGCTCAGTCGGCGCGGCTGCATATAGGCATGGTCGCTCATGACAACGCCGGTCTCTACGGGGTTGTCGGTGACGGCGAGTTCACTCGTGTGCGACTCGCGGATGACGGCATCGAACGTGAGGGCGTTCTCGGTCCCGTCACCGTTGATGGACAGGATCCATCTCCGGATGATGATCGACGTTTCAGCCACCTACGCCCCCATGACCAAGGCGGGTCACCTGCCGCCAGAACTCCTTCGCGCCAGCCTCGGTCCCCATCTCTTTCGGGATGACGATCGTCGCCTGCGCGATGTTGGTCGTGACCGAGTTCGCGGTCGGCGAGTTGCCGCCGCGGGGAAGCCACGGCGCCCATGGCATCGTGATCCCGAGCGCGTCGCCTTGGCCAATCACGCCCGGACCGCCGGTCCTCTGGCCAGCGCCCTTCTTCGAACTCCACACCTTGTCGGCCGCGTTCGGGTCGTACGGGGTGTAGTTGTCGCCGCCGAACTGCGCGAGCTTCAGCCGCTGTCGCTCAGCCGTCTTGAGCACGTCCAGGCTCATCATGTCGCCGCTGAAATCGCCCATCAGTCCACCGCCGAGCACGCGACGAATCGGCTTCGGGATGCTGTTCCAGAAGTTCGCGATCGAATTGTACATCCCGTCCCAGAACTCTTGCCACCACTGGGTCAGCGGGTTCCACGCCTCGCGAATGGCGTTGGCTGCGATGATGAGGCCGCCAATACCAACGAGCAGAAGCCCGAATGGGCCGCTACGGGTCAGGATGGCGCCGAGGGCGGCCACGAGCCCCACGAGCGCGCCCTGCATGACCTCGACCGCGTCGGGGAACTTGGTCAGCAGCAGGCCAGTCACCGACTCGCCGCCGTGATAGAACGTCCACAGGTCCTCGGCGACGAGCAGGATCAGCCCGATCAGTCCGCCGGTCAGTAGCCCGCGCAGGAGACCGCCGGCCGCCGTTAGCGACCCCATCGCCTTGGCGGCTGAGGCAATCTTGCCGGCCAGGTCCCCTACGTAAATTCCGAGCTTGTAGGTCATGAAGACGCCGACCATCGCCACGACCTTGCCGAGGTTCTTCCAAACGAACTCGATCGCCCGGCCGGCCGTCTCGACCGCGCTCGACAGCCTCCTCACGTTTGACTCGCTCTTGGTCCATTTGATGAACGTGTCGAGCATGCGGTTGACCGTCGGCATGAGGGCAACTGCGAGCCGCTTGGTCAGCAGCGCGGTCGAGCTGTGGGCCTTGCGGAACAGCTTCTCGGTCTTCTCCGCCAGCTCGTAATTCTCGTTGGTCAGCGGGTTGCCGGCGAGTGCCGCCCGTCGCAATTTCTCGAAGTTCTCTCGCCCCTTCGACATGAGCTGGATCGTTGCCATGTCGAAGCCGAGCCGCTGTCCAAGCGCGATCCGCTTCGAGCGATCCAGCGAGGACATCTTGTCGACGACGTCCCCGAGGATTTCGTTGAAATTCTTCGTGCTGCCGTCGGCGTTCTTGGCAGATAGGTGCCACTTCTTGAAAAACATGGCGCCGCGCCCGACGCCGGCAGCCGCCTGTCCCGTCATGGACGTAAGCGACTGGATACCGCTCTCCATGGCCTCAAGGGACGAGTGATTCTCCGACGCCACCTTGCCAAGCGCCTCGACCTCGCGAGCCGTGATGCCGATCTGCTCGGCGAACGCCTGGACGCCGCCCATCTTCTCGGCCGTCTTCTCGACCATCAGCCCGAGCCCAATGGCGGCCCCCGATATGGAGGCCCCGAGCCCCAGCATGGTGTGCTTTGCCTTGTCGGCGAGACTCTCGAACTTCTCGAGGTCCTTCCCGTCGACCTGAAAGCCGAGCCTCACCCAGAGTGAGTCGAGAATCGACATCTAGTTGTGCTCCCTTGCCGCCGCTTTTGCCGCCGCTTGCGCGCGCCGCTCGTTTTCCTCCTCGACGTCCATGGCCTCATGCATGTCCATCAGGTCGTCGAGCGTGTAACGCCCGCCATCTTGGAGCTCCCAGAGCTGGCAGAGCGGCGGGTTGCGCATGATCGGTCTCCAGATTCTCCAGTCCAGGTTGGCGGGCTGGGCGGGCGTTATGGATTTGTCGTCGGGATTGCGGGTTGGCTTCCAGTCGAGCGAGCGACGGCTAAAAAATCGCCGAGGTTCACCTTCAACCCTTCCACAAAAACCTGCCAGGGCAACAGCGAATCGTCTCCAAACGTGAGGTCGATGTCGACGATCGGCTTGCCGTCGCAGATGATTCGCGAGAATACCAGCCGCATGAGGTCCAGCACCTCGTCTGGGCTGGCCTTGCCGGCAATGCGCTCTATGATCTCGCCAAGCTCTCCCAGCATGGCGGCTTGGTCCAGGCCGGGCTTGCCGGAGATACCGGCGAGTTCTGCCAGCTCCGAGCCCGCCAGCTTGGCAATCGCAAGCTGGAGCTTGATGCCATTCACGGCCGCCAACTTGGTGAACGAGAATGTTCGTCCACCGATCGTCTTGAGCACTGCAGACGCCATCAATTACCCTCCCAGCGCCCGCATGGCCGACTGTGGGGTGCCCGCGACCGCGACCGGATCGCCGAGCAGCAGCTGCAGGTTGGCCACGATGATGGTCCATTCCTGCTCGTTGGCCTCTCGCCCGCGCTTGACCTCGGGGAAGCTCTTGATGTAGCCCGGGGATCCAGCGGCGCTGTCCTGGCGGTAGCTATCCTGCCAGAGCAACATCACGGGCACCCACGTATTGGCGCTGATGGCGGTGCTGGCCAGCTCGAGCAGCTTCTTGTTCGCGCTCGAAGTCTGCTGCAGCTTGATGGTGATCTCTCCGCTGCGGTCTGGGTTCAGCGACAACACCATATTTCCGTCCGCCCCCATCTTGTGGGTCGCGAGATCGGCTGAGCGCTTGACCGTCAACACGTCGTCGCCTTCGCCCCACCCATCGATCTCGAAGCTGGCGTAGCCCGACGCCGAGACGATGAGGTGATTTTCGAGGATGCTGTATGCACGCATGGACATGTGGTGACTCCTTACCGCTGGAAGTTGACCGTGATGGCGCAGCCCTGGATGGCGCCGGCACCGATGCAGATCGCCGTGATGGCTGGAGCCTGGCGAGCAGCGCGCGCGACCGAGCTTTGCTGCGCCACCGGCTGGGCGTAGACGTAGAAGCCGTCAGCCAGGAACGCGCCCGTGGACTTCTCGCCGAGCGCATCTCCGTTCCACACGCCTGGGGCCAGTAGACCATTCGTCACGCCCTGTTTGAGCGCAAGCGTGATGGCGCTGACCAGCTTGGCCACTCCGCCATCCGTCTGTGGAATCTTGGAGACGGCGCCCGTCAGCTCTGAGACGACGTTGGTCTGCACCGTCGACTGCAGCCAGTCCAGCCCCATGACCTCGTCGAAGTATCGGCCAGAGGCCGTGACCCCGTTGGCTAGCATGAGGAAGCTGCCGAACGTGGTGTAGAAGTTGAGGTTGTAGCTTTCGAGCTGCAGCTTGTTCGTTTCGGTCAGGGTGTCGGCCCCGACGCCAGGCAGCTGCTTGAACATGCCCGTGATGGTGCTGTTCGGCTGATTGAAGTCGACGGCGAAGTAGCGGGCCGCCAGGCTGACATGCGCGTTTGGGTAGCCGGACGAGTAGGTGCCAACCAGGTGCTCGTAGCCCAGGTTCTCAAAGTAGTACCCCAGGTTGCTCGTGTTGTTGTATGCGAGGCATGTCGACTCGGCCGTGGTGTAGAATCCCGCGAGCCCCATCCCCTGCGCCCACGCGCCCATGTCCTTCACGTTCTGGGCAGTGGCCTGCAGGTCGCTCGACAGCGCCACGCCGTAGAAGGTCGGGTCCGCATTCCAGCAGGCCTGAAGCGATTGCGTGATCGTCTCGGTGGCCAGCGGCGCGCAGACGACTGCGCCAGTCGCGACGGTGGCGCACAGGAGCGCTTGAATCGCCGTTGGCGGCGTGTCGTAAGTCGGGGCACTGCCGACCGTGACGGTACCGGTGACGAGCGTTGGACTCGTGATGATGAACTTGGTCCCGTCGTGGGTGCAGGTCGTGGACGCGACGCCGGCCGCGATGGCGGTCTGCAGCCGAGTCGCAACCTTCGCGAACGTGTCGTCGGTCGAGAAGTTGAGGCCGTGCAGCTTGATCAGAGTCCCGTCGACGCTGATGTCCATCCCGCCTGACGTGACGGCGTTGATGGCCGCGAGCTGCGCGGCGGTATTGCACGTGCCGGTGTTGAGGTGCCCGGCCGCGCCCGTCGCGAAATGCTCGCCCAGCTTGAGATACTTCGGCTTGGGGCTCTGGCCGAAGTATACCTGTGCCGCGAGGTACTCCTCGTCGGTGCTTTGAAAATCGTCTGCCACTCCGGTCAGGCTGCTGTAGGTCCGCGTTCGCTCCTCGCTCGGGATGCGGCCCGAGTCGCCGAGGATGAACAGCGTCCCGAAGTCGCGAGCGGCCGGCGGCATCGGGGAAACCAGCAGGGAGACGGAGACGAGATCGGACAGCAGTAGACTCATGATGGCACCTCGATGTTTCGTTGGTCGATCTGGCCACTGGGCCACTGGGCCCAGAGGTCGATGTTGGCGGACGCGATGGTGTCGAGCAGGACTGATTCAGTCGTCGAGCAGCCGAAGTGCAGATCGACAGACCCACGGTCTTCCCACGTGGCTCCGTCGACGAGCGCCGACAGGTTGCGGGCCGGCGAGGCGTCGAGCAGCTGCAGCCCGAACCGCTCCATCAACTCCATGTTGGTCGACAGCATCAGCAGCGATTGCAGGCGAGCCGCGCGGTCGAACGCCCCGAGCCCAGGCTGCGCGATCCCGACGCCGTCGACCACCGGGGAAGCGTGGCGGAAGAACTGCACCGACGCCGAGAACTCGTGGTAGACCCAAAGTGTTTCCGTCGCTTGGGTTGATTGCGTGGTGGCGCCCCAGTGACCGGTATCGACGCCAGGCCCGGTGCCGCCCGTGACGGTGACCGTGCAGACGTAGGCGAGCGATGACTTGGTCACCCTGGCGCCAGCGGTGTAGTGGGTGGCGACGTCCCACTCGGGATAGGTGTAGTTGGCCAGCTGGCGTGAGACTCCCGAGATGTCGCCACGGTCGTTCTCAATCAGCACGGTCGCGAACTCCGCAGCCTCGTCCCCCTTGGGGTAAGCCTGGTTGGCCGGGCGCACGCTATTGGCCGCCATCCCGCAGGCCGAGCGCACGAGGTAGCGAACCAGGTATCCAACAGCGTCGATGAAGCTGGCGGCCATCAGACCACGCTCCCGACGGTGATAAGCTGGGCGAGCGCCTTCCGCATGCCGTGTTGGTCGAATGCCTGCACATGCAGCACTCGGAACGTCTGGCCACCATACTGGAGCACGTCGGGCAACTGGCTCTTGCCGTCTCCCGCCGACACATCGCCAGCGGTAAAAAACGCCTGCACGTCCGAGATGCGCACGCCCTCGGGCAGTAGGTTGGCGTCGGTCGTGGCAGCCGGTTGGACGATTCCGGCCAGGCTCGCGCTCGCGTATGAGACCACGACCTGCCCCTCGGACGCCAACGACGACGTCGGGCGCCGACGCGCGAACGTGGTGCCACCGAGGTCCGCATCGGTCATCAGGTCGGCAACGTTGATGCGCATCAGCCGACCACCTTCGACGTCTGGCCGCCATTGGCCTCGAGCTGGTATGTGACGCTCTGTCGAAGCTGGCCGGTGTCGACCAAGGGCCGCGACGAGCCCTTGCGCGCGATGGTGGCTGGCTTCAGCGGCGCGAACTTCAACGTCGTGATGCCGCGCTTGACCTCACCTGCCGCCATCACCCCTAGCTCGTTGAGGGAGTCCGTCACGGTCTTTCGTCCCGCCAAGATGAGCTGCAGGTTGGCGGCATTCAACCGAGAAAACTTGGGGCGCCCGGCCGCGATTCCGTTGCGGATAAATGGCCTCTCTGGGATGTTGTGTTCCGGAGAGCCGAACTCGTGCACCGCCGCGATCATGGCCAGTGGTGTGCCGTCTGCCTCCGCCTTTCCCTCTGGGACTCCGACGACGACGGATCGGTTCGCTTCCTCGATGATCTTCGCGAGACGCCGAATGCCCGGCATGTCGCCACCGTGGACTACGGCGCTCACGACTCCCCCATGGTCACGATGTCTACCTGTGCGGCGTCGGTGGCGATCTCGACGGTGGTCAATGTCCACTCGCGATCGGCGACTGTCACGGGCGTGGGTTCGCGCGCGGGAGGCTCTACCGCTGTCGCCGGGTGCATCCGCTGCAGTTCTTTCTTCCGCCCGCGCTTCATGGGATCCCCACCCAGTTGACGAAGGCTGCGCTGGACGCTGCGAGCATGTCGCTCGCCGCCGCTACCCCGCCGAGTCCGACCATTGCGCGGAGCTCGCAATACCGCCGGCCGTAGTCGGTCAGCATGAACGTGTCTTCCGCCTGTCGCATGATGATCTCACCGTTGAACGACGTCCCCACGGGGCCCACGTGCTTCTCGGTCGTGGCCCCTTTGTCAATCGTCGACGTGCTCCGCGCCGCTCTGGCGTTGGCAACCGAGATGCTGTGGGCAACCCAGTTCCCAACGCCCTCCGAATACCAGCCTCCCCACCGGTCCACGTCGAACCACGGCGCGGACAGGTCAATGATGGCCTGCACGCGCTCGCTGGTTTCGGCCACGAACTCGGGGAAGAGTGCCTTGAACTCGGAGGGCGTCACGGTGCTCCGTTACGACTGCGGATCCGCGGTCAGGACGCAGTCCTGGTAGTACATCATCTTGGGGTAGCGGACATCCACCGGTGTGAAGCGGTAGCGGCCCGGCACGATGACGTCGGTGCCGCGCGGCTGCGGGGCGAGGAACGTCAGGGTCAGCGGCTGGTGCATGACCAAGCGCTCGGGCTTCCTCACCCAGTAGACCACGCGGCTCGAGGGCGTGGCGCCGATCGCGCTGCCGTCGTGCTTGAGGACGCCTGCGTAGTCGAGCGAGGAGCCGGCCGCCGAGCTGTCAGGGTCGACCGGGATGCCGTGGAACTTGATCTCCACGCCTCGCAGGGTCTTGCTCAGGTTGTGCTCCTTGAGGAAGTCCAGGAGGGTGGTCCCCACCGGGACCGTCACGCCTCCCGAGGTGGCGGCAAGCACGCGCGTCGCCAGAGCGTTGAGCGCCTTGACGGGCATCGCGATGTCGGTCACGACCTCGGTCGTTCCGCTGTTCTCGTAGACCGCGGCGATGGCCTTGTTCAGGTCGCCGAGGATGGACAGCGGCGAGGTGCTGGCGCTGTCCCAGCTGCCCGTAGGTGCGATGACCGGCGTGATAACCGTGTTGGGCTGGTTCCAGAACCCGTAGATGCCCTTGGTCGTGTCGCCGCGAAGGGCGATGACCTGCATATGGCGCTGCCAGCCGTTCATCGCGGCCTGCATGCGGACCTCGGAGAGCGGGCGCTTGAGCTGAGCGGAGGCGATCAGCTCCTGCACGTCGTAGTGATAGCCGATCTTGCCGCCCTTGACATCGATGAGGCGACGCCCGAACTTCGCGTCAGCCAACGGCATGTCGGTGCCGACCGGAGACACGATGTCTCCAATGCCGGTCTCGTCCGACTCCCACGCTTCCACCGTCTCGGCCCAGGCCGGGGCCTCGTACGAGACGGGGACCATCTCCTGGTAGATGGTCGCGGGCACGCGGGCGCGGGCCAGCACCTGCGCTTCGGTGTAGGCCAACTGCGAGACGTTCCACGCAAGCGGATCGGTACTGTCGAACGCCTGCGAGTGGTCGACCATGAACGTCGCCTGCATCGCTTTGAGGGCAACGTCGATCTGGTCGTACCTGTGAGCGTACTGGTCGAGCAGCTCGACGGTCTTCTTGTTCCCGAACTTGTCAGGAACTGTGATCCGTCGGCACTCGTGAACGCCGCCCTGCTTGTCTTTGATTTGGAGCTTTTGGAGCAACATGGTGATTCGTCCTTTCCTTCAGCGGCCGTTACGAGGTCAGCACCGTGCCGAGGTCGCGGCTATACACGGACACGATCCCCTTGGCCTGCGCGGCCGTGGTGGTCTTCCACTTCATCCCGACGCACGCGAGCCGCGTGGTCCCGTTCGCGACGCCGCCCTTGGCGCCGCCGACGTTTGTCGTGATGCCGGTGCTGATGGTGACGGTGGTCGCGAGCGCGATCACCTCGTCGCCTTCTCGCACGGCCTCGGCCGCATATACGACGTAGTCACCCAGGCGAGCCACCGGTACCGCCGCGCCGGTCTTGTAGCCGACGACATTCCCGGGGAGCGATGCGGACTGCAGAGCGACGCGGGTCGTGAGACCCTGGACGCGCTGGCTTCCGTTGCTGGCCGTCAATGGGACCACGCCCTTGTCCTCGGTGCCCTTGGCGACGATCACGCCGTAGTCGATGGTGCCGGCGCTGTCGATGCCGTTGGTGGTCGCTTCGTTGATGAAGGTGTCCTTCTCGCTGATGGAACCGGTCGCTTCCGCGCCGGCCAGGCCGAGATCGAGAACGTACCCGCCTGTGGTATTGAGCAGAGATGCCATGGTGATTTCCTTTCGTCCTCGGTTACTCGGACTTGAAAGCGTCGCCGCCACCGATGCGCTCGATGGGGCCAGTGATGGTGTTGGAGTCGCCCGCGACGAGACCGCGCAGGGCCTCGTCCTGGGCGGCAAGGGCCGCTTGCTTCGGGAGGGACAGCAGGACCTCGAAGGCGCCCTTGACCTGCGCCTCGGTGGCCTTGCCGTGGTCGGAGCCGAGGATGGCGTCGGCGACCTTCTTGTTCGTCTCGTCGGCGCACGCGACTGCGATGGCGGCCAGCCGTAGCTGGTGGCTACTGCCCTTGGCCTCAAGCGAGGGGGCCAGCTTCTTCGCGTCGGCGACAACCTGAGCCCGCTCGGCAACGAGTGCGTCGACGTCGATTGACTGCGCCTTGGTCAGCTTGGCCTTCAGGTCGGCGATCTCGGTGTCCTTCGCCGCCAGCTTGGACGCGGCGTCGGCCGCCTTCGCGTCGGCCGCCTTCAGCTTCGCCTTGGCCTCGTCGGCGTAGGTGTCGAAGTCCTCGATCACCTTGTCCCGGTCCTTCGTGACCTTCGCGAATTCCTTCTCGATGGACTCGGCCGCAAGCTCGTCGATCTCGAACCGCGGCAGCCCATCCACTGCTAGTTTCCTCATTGCCATGGTGGTCTTTCCTTTCTGTTCCGTGTCGCTGATGCGGCAGATGGGGCCGCCCCTGGGCGAGTCCACGATCGCAACGTGGTCGCCGAGAATGTTTCTCTGGTAGCCGTCGAATGGTTGGCCGTCTGGCCCCATCCCTGGCGTGAGGTCGAGGTCGAAGCTGTAGCCACACGAGAGTGCGGCTTTCCCGCCGACGACCTTCGCGACCAGCCCGCCGTCCTTCACGAGCGCCACACCGCCGAGCAGGTTCCCATCATGCTTGCCTATGTCCCTCACCTCGCCCTTGGCCAGGTCGCGCCAGTTGCTGGCGTCCACTCCGCGGTCGGGATGGTCGTCGGTGATCGGCACGTTCTCGAAGCTGGCCACCGTCTCGGGCCGGAACACTTCCTCTGGCAGCCGCATGAGCCGCACGGGCGCCTGCGGATCGCCGTCAAGGCCTAGCTCGCTCCGCCCGTAGACCTGCACGCCACAGCGGCCGATCACCGCCGGCGCGGACAGGTAGCCCCGCGGGGTGATCTCGCGCTTCGAGAGCGTCGTCAGGTCGCGGACGGAGCAGCGCATGGCTACTTGCTGCCCTCCGCGTTTTGTCGTGCGTGGATGGCGCGAATCTGGGGCAGGTCGTAGCCCTCGGCGTAGCCGCAATCGCTCGCGTGCTGGAACATGTTGGTCATGCCGGCGCGGTAGGCATCCATCGCCTCGCGGTGATTTCCCTGCTTCTCGTGGAATTGGCCGATCTCCGCGAAGGTGTCGGCGGCCCGCATGTAGTCGCGGGATTCGATGTGCGCCCGGGCCTTGGTCAGCATCATGCCGAGGTGCGCAGCCAGCTCTTCGAGGTCCTTCAACTCCTCCGCCTCGGATGTCACGGTCTGGTCCATCTCGGCGTCTGGAATCACGCCAGCATCGAGGATGTTCTTGGCGTGCTCGTTTCCTGCCATGGCCAACTCTCGGTAGATTCGCTTGTCGGTGCTCATGCGGCCTCCTGGCCAAGGTCAATGGAGGCCCCGGCCTCCATGTCGATTACTGGAATGGCGACGCAGCGGCAGTTGATCGCCTCGCCCGGGTGGACGGGCTCATCGTCTACGATCGGCGGCTCATCCCAGCGACAGCGCTTGCCCTCCATCGCAGCGTGGCTGTCGCGCACGCGCTCGTCGGCACTGGTGCTCCACTCGTACTCATCGACGCCCACGCTCTGCTGCTGTATTTCGTTGAACGACGAGTTCATCTTGGCGGTCTGATCGCGGGCGATGAGCTTCGCTCGTACCTCGGTGATGTCGCCGTCGCGCTGAATCTGCTCGACCAGCGACTCCCAGCGGACCCCGTTGGACCAGCCGTCGGTGACGGTCGAATGGACGCGGTCGAGGTACTGCTCGGGGATGGACCGAATAAGCGCTACGTTGTCACGCGCGGCCTCTTGCATGGCCTGCAGGAGTTGCCCATTGGTCGCGAGCATGCCCTTGATGTCCACGCCAACGACCCGGTTGATCTCGCGTGCCAGTCGCTCGTCGACGCTGTCCCGATTCGCCTCTACCGCAAGCCCTGCCAGCTGCTTCGCCATCGCGTCCAGGTTGCCGAGCTTGGCGGCCAAACGGTCCAGCTCGCCGCCGACGCCCGGAGGGAGGAACGAAGCATCGGCGGCGAGCTGTGGTGCGGAATCTTCTGACGGGCGCGGCCACCGGTGGCGGAGGCTGTCCAGGTACTCATCGACGAGCGCGCGGCATTTGGCTACCAGGCGCAGGAGACCGGCCCGGTAGTTCAGCTCAGCGCGGTGGTTCGGGTAGATGGGTCGGGCCCGGCGTTGAGGTCGAGCATTCCCGTGGCGCCTCCGGTGTGCCCGGGCGCCCGCGTGCAGAATCGCCAAATGCAGACCCACGATCTAGTCGTACGGCAAATTACCCTTTGTCGAAACGACTGCTTGACAGATGCGCTCAATTTGATAGTCATAATGACATGGACCAAACGTCATGTGACACGCAGTCGAAACGCAGGGCGACGGTAAAGCTCAACGAGCAGCAGCGAGCGCGGCTGTCTCAGCTCGTGGCCGCAAAGGGACTTGCACAGACGGCACGGTTCCTCGGCATTGGCTCGCGCACAGTGCAGGTGGCGGCCCTTGGCGGGGACCTGGCGGAAAGCACACTGGCCTTGTTCGAGAAGCGGTTTGCAGAGCGGGACGCCGCGGGGAAGGCGCCATGAGCGCTGCCATGCAAAAACTCGTCGATCTCTGGTATCCAAATGTAGACCTCGAAAAGCAGAGAACCGAAGACGAGCCTACCGAGATCGTCGTCGGACTCATGCATGTTCGAGCAGCCTCGGACATCACCATCGACTTCGACTTCGACTTCGACTTCGACAGGAACGGCTACCGCATCCGCATGCGGCGCTACGGGACCGAGCCGGCTTCCGAAGATGACTGCCCGCTCGAAGAGGTGGCGTTCATCCCGGCGTACCTCGAGCCGCTGTCACCATCCGAACCTGAAAGCAAGACGCCATGACTACGACAGCCCAAGCTCACGCAGCTTAGACTGAACCGCAGGATCGTTGATGCCAGCGTGACTCCAGAACTGGTGAATGCACTGGCGGGCGATCTGCTCGGCGGTGCATCGGCGCGAGCGAAACGCTGGCTGCTCGCCCAACATGTCCTCCAGTATGAGCCCGTAGTTTCCAATCACGTTGCACTGGCTCAGTGACTTGCCTGTTTTGACCACCTCGACCAGGGCGGTCTCACCCCCAACGTGCTCCCACGTAGCCCGATAGAGTCCACGCGGATAGATGAACGGCAGACAGCATCCGCACTCGGCGGGCGGCTCGTGCTGGAGGAGGTCGCGCACGGCATCTGCCCAGCATTTCGCCGGTCCGGCGTCTTCCCATGGTCGCCATATGATTTCCGGGCGCGCGACTGGGTAGTTATGGTCGTTCTGCAGGTCGATCGGGCGCTTGAACACACAATCGCTCTCCAGGATCCAAATCACCTCGGCGTCGCTGTGCTGGTGCGCCCGCATGCCCTCGATGCTCTGGCCGAAGTAGCCCGACACGTCCCCTGGAGAGCTCGGCGCCTCACCCCGGCGCAGGTAGTTCCTGCAGCGCTTGACCTCCACGTAGGTGGGCAGGTCATCGGGTAGCGGCTCGCGTTCTTCGACGACCAGAATCAGCTTGCGGAACCCGGTGGCGTACTTTTCGATCGATCGGAACAGGTAGCGCAGCCAAACGTAGTCAGCCGGGTAGGTCACAACGAGGAAGTCGATGGTGGTCATAGTCGCCTTTCGGCCAGAAGTCCCTGCGCGCACCGCCACGCGCTCTCATCCTTCGAACTCGCCAGCCACGCATGTTCGTGCCCAAGGATGGAAAAGACAGACGGTGACACGTCCTGGACGCCATACAGATTCACGATGGCCGAGCGGTCTCCACACTCACGCAGCAGCGTCTGGCCGTGGAAGCAATCCCAGGGTTGCCCAGCCCGGCACCGATGAAGCGACGGATGATCGTCCCAGCACGACAGGTGCATTGCCATCGTTCCGTTGACGTGACGCTGGCCCTGGAACATGCGTACGCCCGTGATGCGCTTCCCGCTGTCCAGATGCTCGGCGTGCACGCGCTTGATCTGGTCGATCCAATCCCACCGCAGGGGAACGCCGTCAGCCTCGATGGTCAGAACGTTGTCGTACGGCCATGCCGCGCATCTCTGCTCGGCCAGGACCTCGACTGACCCAGCCCACAGGCCGTAGCACCCGTCTGGGTGTCCGGTGGCCTCGCGCCGACTTGTGGCCACAGTAGAGCATGGTTTCTTCGATCTCGGACAGCAGAGGCAGGTCGAACCGCCGAGCGAACACCAGCGCCACGTCTGAGCGCCGGGTGGGCTCCAGATCGGCGATGAACCGCGCCAGCCGCATGGCCTGCCTGGCATCGCCTCGCCACATCTGCAGAACGATCGCGAGCGGCAGCGGGTGATGGGGCGGGCAGCATGCGCGGACGGCATCGCTGGCAATCTGGTGCGCGGCGGCCGTTGCGCCCAATGGATGGCGTGCGAGCTGGCCCACTATCATGTGCCGGCGCCGAACAGCCGGGTCAATGACGTCGGCGATTCGATCAAAAACGCGCCTCAAGTTCATGAGCTTGCCTTCGTCACGCCCTCGCGCACAAGTCGCACCGCCTCGAGCAGCGCCAGCTTGTTCGCAACTCCGATGGTCCAGTTCGCGTGATGGACCAACATGTCGGCGGGAGGGTTCACTGGCCGGCCAGGACGCCAGACGGAGCCCGCGAGCCCGACTGTCCAGTAGCGCGTCGGAAGTGGTACGCATGCCACGGCCAGTAAATCCTTGATGCCTAAGTTGAGCATGTCCTGATCGTGCAGACTCGGCCCTTTCTTCATCTCATCGCGCACGCGACGCCATAACGAATACGCCCGATCACTCGGCCTGATGACCATGAACCCAGCGCACATCCCGCCCTGGCCGTCCCACTGGCAGGCCATATCGTTGTCGCCGAGGCACGCCATCAGGTCGTCGACCACGGGCCCGTAGAACCGCACGTCGACGTCGCTGTAAAGGAACGGCTCGCGCTCGCGTTCGATGGCTCCCAATATCAGGTCGACCTTGTCCATGCACGTGGCATTGAATCCGTCGGTGCCGTAGGAACCGGTTACGGTTCGCTGGGGCAACTGCTTGAGCACCACCTCGGAGTCGAACAGCGCCACCCCGTTGCGCGACCACGTAGCCGGCAGCGACGGCAGAAACACGTTCGAGACGAGCGGCAGGTGCGTCGGCGTGTAGCATGCATACAGTCTCATGGGACCCTTCGTCCGCCCGACTCGGCCGCGCGCTTGCTGACCTGGCACTGCAAGGCACCAGGGACGCGCGCGGCCGAGTTCGGCGGACGAAAGACGGCGGTGCCTTGCATGCCATGATGGTAGCTGATCCTACGCATCGGTCAAGCGTCGAGCACGGATGGTTCCTCGGACGTCGCCACTGTCCAGGCATTCGCGTTTGTTCTCGCGCATCGCGAGTTCTTGGGTAATCAGGAAGCACTCTTCTTGCTCTGCTTGACGAGCGACTTGTATCGTTCTTTGAGAGACTGCCCGATGCCTACGCCAAGCTTCGTTCGGATCTCGTGAGCCATCGCCATTGCCCTCTCGTGCGAGATCCCGAGCGACGCCATGACCTTTTTGTCGCTCTTGCCAGACGACATCTCGCGAGCGAGAGCATGCTCTTCCTCACTGAGCGATGACAACCCGGATCCGCCTCCTGCACCGCCAGCCCACTGACCATTCGGATCTCTGGGCTGTTCTGGGTCAAATCCATCTAGCCCGAACGATTCCTCTCCTGGCGCAGAGCCGGCATTCGCGTTGGCTGCCGTCGCCACGGTTGCGGCGTGCTTCGCCTGAAACTCTGCGATGGTCAGCAGTCCGTCGCTGTCAGGCCACGCCGGGAATCCCATTGTGGCCAGCGCCTGGTTAACCGTGATGATCGACCCCTGCATGGTCGGCGTGAGGGCTAGGGATGCGTTGCCGGTGGCCGCCGTCTCGGTCGCGTCCGCGTCTCCATCCGTATCGGCGTCGTCATCTGGCATTGGCACATCGAGCTCTGCCAGATCAACATCCTCCTGGGCCATGGTCTTGTAGAGCGAGTCTTCCTTGGTCTCGCGCGCGGCCAAGCCCGGCGTGATGATGCCGTCCTCGATGCGCTGGTGATCCGCCTGGCTGCGCTTGAGGTTGATGTCGGACAACTCCGCCGCGCTCATCTGCATGAACGGGCGATACTCAATCGAGAAGCCGTCGGGCAGGCGGCCAAGCTCATTGCGGGTGATGACCTCAAGCAGGGCGAGATGTTGCGGCGCCACCTGCTCTTCGCGCTCTCCAGCCAGCTCGTCGTAGTAGTTGCGCAGGCTAGCATCTCCCGTGGCGTTCATTCCCGCTGGCTCGTCGCCGAACAGGATGGACACCGGGTAGCCCGTGGCGCCCGCTACCTCCTTCATGGACTTTTCCCAGATTTTGTCGAGGCCAGAAAACTGAAACGTACGCTGCTCGCTCTTCTCGGTGTCCAAGTCGTAGACCGCCACGTTGTACATGGATGCCATTCGAGCCGTGGCGGCGTAGCGACGGGCCATCTTCTGTGAGCCAGCATCGGTGCTCAGCATCTCGGCCGCCTTCTTGGCCATCACGACGTCTTGCCGAGCCTTCGGGATCAAGGACGAGATGGCGCCGGTCATCGAATCGTACTGCTTGAGCAAGTCGACCAAGACCTGCAGCGTGCTGTCGTGCCAGCAGGCATTCGCGCGATAGGTCCACCACGGCACCACGTCACCGTCGAAGCGGATGACCCGTGTCCAGTGCACGCGCTGACCCTGCATGCCACCTGCGTCGGCCGAGAGGACGTGATAGAGCGGCTTGCCGTAGTTCGGCGATAACGGGTCAGCGTCGATCTGCCCGTCGTGGTTCGCGCGCCATCGGTCGTAGACGCGCAGCCATTCAAGGCCTCCCTTGCCAATCACTGAGTAGTCCACAGAACCTTCGACGATCGGCAACGGGTCTGACAGCAGCTGACCCTTGATGCCAAGGACAATCACGGAGCCGCCGAACAGTCGCGCCCACGTGGCGGCTTCGACCACGAGCTGGTCAGCATTCCACCGGCGCCGGCATGCCTTGCGGACGCGGTCGGCCTCCGTCTCCCTTACCTTCCCCTTGCCGCCCTTCTTGCCTCGCTCTCCTCGCTTCTCGCCGCTGCCCTCCCATATCAGGTTGTAGCCCGGGCGCAACATGTCCCTAGGCTTCTTTCGGACGATCTTCTTTGCCAGCCACGAGACGCGGTAGACGTTGACCAGGCTCTGCCAGTTCTCGGTGATGGCCTGCATCCACTGGGCGGCTACGGCTGGGTCATTCGCGCCGCCTTGGCCGCTCATCCAATTCGCCACTTGGTCGTAGGCCTCTCGGTTCGCGAACGGGCCGTATGGATTGTCGACATCGGTCTGGGCTCGCGCCTGCACGTATTGGGCGACAGTCGCGCTCAGCTCGGTGGATACGGCTGCTTGCTTGCGGCGGAAGATGTCGAGGATGGACATGAGGGCACCTCAGTAATAGCGGAATGGGTCGTCGTCTTCGAGCACTCGGCGAAAGGCACCGGAGAGCGCGTCGACGGCGTCGTCATGAACCTTGGGGTCCGGGAAGGCTTCGAGCTGGCTGAAAAACTGCTCATTCCACGCGCCCTCGAGCACGTCGATGTTGCCGTGCTGCCACTGAGCTGCGCACGGTTCGGCGCGCGTCTCCTTGTCGCCCGTCTCGCGGTCGGCGTATGGGTTGAACCCGGCGAGGAATAGAACGTAGCTCTCGGATTGCTCCTTGCCGGCCTGTGCTGGGTCCTGGGGGACGCCGACGGAACACGATTCTCCGTCCTGTTCGGCCAGCCGTTTGATGAGCGCGCGCACGTCGTTTGCCCGCTTGCGCGCCATCTCGACGTGCATGACGATGAACCTGCCATCTGGATAGCGACCCATCTTCACGCCACACGTCCAGTCAGGATCACGGCACGAATCCGTTGGCTCGGTGGCGGCCAGGTCCCAGCGCCTCGTCACCGCGCGGATGTCTGATGGCACCGTCTTGACGATCTTCACGTCGGACCTGCGGAAGTAGCTGCCCGACACTGCCCGCACCTTCCAGTTTCCCTCGAGCAACCGCGCGCGATTCACGCGGGTCATGGCCAGCAGCTTCCCGCGGTACTTCGGATCCTTGTCGACCATGCGCGGGTTGTCGTCGAGCGTTCCGGGAATGAAGGTCAGGCTCTGCACGTCGATGGCGGTCACTCCTGAGCCGGGTGGAAGCTGGGCTAGGACCTCGCGCTTGCTGCTACCCCACACCATCTCGCCATCGAGGCGAGTGAAGTAGCGGAGCTTCCCCGCATGCTCAGGAATCGGGAATCCGGTGTCCTGGTCGATCCACCATGCGATCAGCTTCGCCACCCACGAGTCCGGGTCTGGGTTGCACGTCGCGAGCGTGTAGGGCCTGATGCCGCATCCGCTGCGGTTTCGGCTCTGCATGTACCAGAATTGGGACTCAAGAAAGTGGGTAAGCTCGTCGAAGATGAGCAGCGCGATCTGGGACCCCTGCTTCCCGAAGACCGTGTGCTCGTACTGCAGGTGATCCATCGAAATGCGGGCCCCGAGCGGCCAGCGCCATTCCGCCGTGTGCTCTATGGGTCGGGCGCCCATCGGCAAATACAGCTTCACGCTCTCGTCCCAGAGCCCGCCATGGTCGCGGATTTCCTCCATCGACCGGCGGAAGAACGTACAGCGGAAGTCCGGCAGATGAACCCACTTCACCGGTGCGAGCAGCTCGGCGTAGCTCTTGCCTGCGCCGCCAGCCCCGCCTCCGATCGTGATGTCGGCTCGCGACGACAGAAACCGCGTCTGGAAACCAGGTTGCGGGCCGACCACGAGATCGTAGTCGCTACTCGATTGTGCCGTCGCTTGCATCGGTATCCACCGCTGGGGCCGCTGCTGGGGCGGCGCCGCCAGTTCCGTCGTCTGGATCTTCTGGGTCTCCAGGTCCGCGTCCGTTGTCGGGCAACACTGCCAACACGCGCAGTCCGCTTACGCTGGCGTTCAGATCGAGCTGCGCACGCGCCTTCCCTGCAACCTGCTCGATCAGCAGCTTGCGATCCGCCGAGCCCTTGAGGCCGCGAATCAGGGCCGTCTCGTACGCCGCCAGGAGAAGGTTGTCCCACCGGCTTGACCTGCGCGGATCGTCCGGGTCTGCCTCGCGAAGGAACCTAGCGATCCTAGACTGAGCTTTCTTCCAGCCGTTCGCTCCTGATTTGTTCCTGACCTCTCCGGGTTTGATCGCGTGCTGCTTGAGAGCGTCTCGCTGGGCCTGGGTCTGGACGCGCTTTGGCTCTCCGTCTGCCATCTTTGGCGTTTCCGAGACGTCTCCTGGATGCGACATGGATATTTTATCGATACCGTTCTTTGTTCGTGCTGTCCAGTGCTTTCTGTATTTTCTGTTACGACAGAAATCCAAAAACATACGAAGTCCAATACGTGAGCGACCCAGGGCGCACGACGCAAGTGGGACTCCGCTTCCCTGTACCCAATCCTGAAGAGGTGGTCAGAGAGCCAGTCCGGTTCCTGCGGTGCCGTCTTGGACGTGGTGGAGTTGAGCGCCTTCTTTTTCTTCCACGTGGCCGAGCCCTTCGGAGCCGATGCCCCTTCGCGCGTGGCGTTGGCCTGCTTCACGGCGCCGCGATTGCTCGCGCGTCCGGGTACCTACCAGCCCGTCCCTTGACAGCTTGTGAGCGTACCGGTCGCGGTCTTGTCCCGACGTCTGGATGCTCGAGAGTTGCATTCCGTCAGGGTGCCACGTCGGGCGACGGGGCGTCAACTAAAGAAAAGCCCTGTGCGAGTGCTCAACAGCTCGCACAGGGCCTCTACCGATCTGCTCAACGTTTCGCCTCCCATGGAGGCCGTCACCTCAAGCAAAATTAGCAGCCAGACACTGAGGATCTTGCCAGGGGAGGATGGTTTCCGCAAGGGGCGTCAGGGTGCCGCGTCTGGTGGCGGGTCGTCAACTAGATCGCTCACGTCATCGCTGCGATCCCACGGAACTCTGCTGATAGCCGGCGGAACAGGTCAGGATATTCACGCTTCAGCCACGCGAACCGCCCGTAGCGCTCGGACGTGTTCCCGGCGTACGTACAGACGCGAATCTCACGCCTTGGCCGCAGCGACGTCCTGTCGTACGCCTCGTTGTATTCGACCGCATTGCTCACGATATACGCCCACACATCGTCGTCGGTCCAGTCCCAAATCGGGCAACACCGGAGCTGGCCATTGGCCATCCGGTAGAGCGAGCCCCTCTTGGTAAGGTCCGCCTTGCGACCGTCGGATTCGTCACGCCGCAGGCCTAGGAGATAGCAGTCAGTCTCGAGTTCGCGCGCCGCTTGTTCGGCAACATCCTTGATGATCTCGTCTGCGATCTGACCAGCACTCAGCCACTCGGTGGCATCCTCCCTGCCGACCCCAACCGCGCGCAGGATATCCAGGATGGTCCGCCTTGGATGGCACCAACTCAAGACGGTGGTCCAGTGGTCCTGCACGTGGTGCACGAGCTGGTATGTGCTCGGCAACTCTGCCCCGGAGTCGTAGAAGCAAGAGAGCACGTCAAGCTGGATCTGTTGCGCCAGGTGCAGCACCACGGTGCTGTCCTTGCCTCCAGAGAACGATACGTATGCACGCTTGCTCTGCGCGAACGCCTCACGGATGCGCACCTTGGCTCGCTCTACCTTCGCCAGGTGCGACCGAAGGCGAGCGACCGCGAGGTACAGCGCCCGCTCGCCTTCGTCCATATGGTTTACCTCCCACCTCCCGTTCCCGATCCTCCCCCTCCGCCGCTCGCCGCCGCTCCCTTGCCCCCCTTCGCCGCTCCGCCTCTCGACTTCGTCGACTGAATCGATTTTCCCTTGGCCACTTTCCCTCACCTCCTTTCGCTCGTTCATGTTGTTGGCTTACCAGGTGGCAAGAACACGTCTCCCTGGTTGCGCACATCCCAGTATGCAGGTTTCACGCCGTACCATCCAGGATCGCCGTCCAACCCGCGGTCGCGAGCGACCACAGCCGGGAGCGCGCGCGTTACCACGCCGTCGCGAACCTCGCTCCAATCCTCGTCGTGCGGTTCTACCGTCCACGCAGATACCAGCCCCCAGCCCTGCGACCGCTTCTTGCCCACGCTTCCGACATGCGTGCTCAGCAGGTCAAGGATGAGCGCCGGTTCGCCAACGCAGTACCAGCGGATCTCATCGGCGAGCAGGTAGAACACGGGCATGTTGTAGCCCTTGAACTGGCCGCTATTAACTGTCACACTCTTCGCCTCACTGCGCGTGATGTACTCGCTGTACCTGGGCCGCTTCACCCAGAACGATTTCCCCTCTCCCTTCCATTCGGCCACTGCGAACGAGGCTGCATAGTACCAGTCCTCACCCTCTCCACGTCGTTCCAGGCAGTCGACCGCCGGAGCCTCCTCGACCTGTGGTCTGCCCATCTCGCAATGGACCGCATACGACAGCAGCCCATCGAGAGGGAAGAACCCATCCCCCATCACCCCGACGCCCCCTAGTTTCGCTGTCACGACGATGGGGCGCATGCCGGCCTCCTCGCCTTCACAGTGACCAACACCGGAAGCTTGCGGCCATTTCTCGACGGAACCACCACGCAGCGGATGCCGCGAACATCGTATTCCAGTGCGCCGCTGGGCAGCCGACGCGCTCTCTTGTTCGCCTCCTCCGACATGGCGATCAAGATCGCGAGGGCGTCTTTGAACGCCGTGCCCGGCGCCACCCGCTCGCAATATCTCTTGACCGCGTGGGGCGAGATAAACCACTTCCCAGCCGCCCCCTCCTGGACCTCGGCTGCGCGGCGCTTGATGTCCAGGTTTCTCGTCTTCCCCTGGCGCATGCGAATACGCTGGATTTCCACGGCCATCGTCGAGCGTCCGATACGCTTCCCGACCTCCTCGTGGGACAGTTCAGAGCGCAGCAGCTCGCGCTCTGATGCCGTATACCACTCACCGCCGTGCCGAGGGCCAAATGGACCGTATCCATTGCGTCTGGTGCCATGCTGCTTGCGCAGGCGCACGGCTGCGTCCATGGCCACGCGCCAACGTCCACGCTCGTCTTTCGTCGCCTCGAGCTTGCCAAGTCGAATCCACCTCAGCACGGTCTTTCTGTCGCACCGGAGAATCCGGCGCAGGTCTGGCGTCCCCAGGGTCTCCGGTGTGTCCATCCTCAAATCCTCCCGAGCAGCTTGACGATCGCGTCCTTGTTCACGGTGAGGTGGTCGGCGTACGCCTTTCCCAGCGGGGCGCCGATGGCATCGGTCTGCACCGCCGCAGTCCCGATCTCGGACCAGCCATCCAGCTTGATTTCGATCTGGCCGTGGCCGGCCGCCGTCTTGCCTCCGATCGCGGGCGACCGAGCGAACTCGACCAGGCACGACGCCATGGCCTCGAACTCGAGATCGGTCGCGGCCCGGAGGGCGAGCCACCAGTAGAATCGCGTCCCCGCCGCGAACGTCTGGACGTGGTAGCGCATCTGCTGGTGCTGACCGACGTCTTGGTCGGGCTGCTCGGTGATGGTCTTCTGCCTGGACTTCGATTGCGCGGAGTCGAGCAGCTTCCGGTCATCGGCTCCAAGCAGGGAGCGCATCTCCTCGCGTTTGGAGTCGTCCCGCCTGGTATACGCCTCGGTCTGCAGGTACTCCCAGATGGTGAGCGTCGATGATGGTCTGAACTTGGCCGGGATCAATCGCTCGGCCTCGTGGCAGATGGGCACCGCCTTGCCGACCTGAAGCTTTCCCTCCATGATCATCGAGCCGCATGCTCCGCCAAACACGCCGACCAGCGGGATCGCCCTCATCAGCTCGCGAGCATCCCCGATAGGAACGGAGCTAGTGGACTCACCGAGCTTCTTCGCGCCCTTCTCGCCTGCCATCGGCTTGCCAGTCAGCGAGCCGCCCGAGAACAGGAAGTGCAGCGCCCCGATGGACAACTCGGGATCGCCGAGGCAGCGGAGCATGAACCTCATCCCGCAGTCGCGTAGGATGCCGCGCATTGCGTTCCCCGAGTAGATCGGGATGCTGACCACGCTACCGTCAGGCGCCACCACCTTCTCACGTCGCAGGATCTGGGTCGTGCTCTTCGTTTCGCCACCATGGGCGATCGACGACATGGCCGTGATGGTTCCCTCGTATCGATAGTTTTTCGTGTCCATCATCAGCAAGCCTCCACTCGGTCAGAGTTTACGCGAGATTCGTACACCTCTCGCGCTTCTTTTGCCTCCTGCTGGCGCACGCGGAGCATCGCTACCACGGTCGCAGATTCATCCCGCATCAGGTCCAGCAGTCTTCCCGCCCACTCGGCCGCCACGCACTCCGCGATCGCCACCGCCGACGCTTCCCGGCTGGCCGGAGTCGATCGCATCGCCGAAGAGAGAGAGTTGATGAACCTCGCTAGGTCCGGCGTAGTCGACGCGCTCGCCTCGATGTTCTCCTGGAAGATGCGCCAGATCTCCAGGCGCTGCTTCGCCCACGATTCGTGGTCCACCGTCGACCAGATGGCCCCTATCAGGTTCACCGCTTTCGCTCTCAGGTCCGTTCGTTCCATCATTTTCGTCCTTTCCTTCATCATCCGGCCTTGCGGCCAAGAACATCGCCAATGAGAACAGCGCCGATCCGCGCAGTTGGCGCATCTCCTCGGCATCGGCTGCAAATCGCTCACATCCATAGAGCCCGATCCTTCGCGTGTCCCAGTCACCGCTCGCCACCTCAGTCTTGCTGAACACGGTCAGCATCCGCTCCATGCGCCCGAGCAATGAGCGCATGGCTGCCGGCTGGTAGACAACCCGCTGCTCCTCGAACTGCACCGAGCACCGATGCGCGCTGTGGTTCACCGGCGCTCGATAGGCCAGCTGCTTCTGACCGCTCTCGGCTACCACCGCGCACCATGGCCCCGAGGGCGGCGCGCAGAGCAGCGCGGACAGTCGACGGCGCTCCTCTACCTTTTTCGTGAATGTCAGCCACTTCCCTTCGGCGACAGCGTGAGAGAAGTTCCGCCACTTGCCGCTGTCGCGCCCCACGACAGCGCTCGCATCGTTCAGCGACCACGAGCATGGGACACATACCCATGAGCTAGACAGCGCCTTCGCGTCGCTGTGGCCCGTGAATGTGGGCGTGAGCACTTTTGCCTTCGACAGCATTCCGGTCGCTACCGAGCCACACAGGTAACACGCGGCCGAGACGTTCTGTACGCCTTCCACCACGGGGCGCCCCGCTGCATTCCAGATCATCGTAGCTGCGTTCATGTACCACCCGCGAGGCGCCACGTGGGTCTCCTGCTGGCCCACCAGCATCTTCTGGTCACTTGCCACCGCCCTTCGGAAGCACGACGCGTCTGAGGCGCGCACTACGGACGGCTCGGTCTACCTCGCGGGAGACCAATTTGTACACGCCATCGTTGCTTGCATCCCAGTCGTTGCGCTCGATGCGCTTCCGCAGCGCCTCGCGGTCGGACTTCTTCATGGCGTCACCTCCTGGCCAGCTCGCGCGCCCGCTTCACGCGCTTCACGTTTGAGCGCCAGTCGCACCGTCGCCGCATCCGAGCCCGAGAGCGCTCCGACGACAGACGCCACAGCGCAGTCCAGACCTGGCGCCGGCTGGGCACCACATAGCTTGGGTCCACCCCGAAGAACAATATGGGAAGCTTTGGCATCTGCATCTCGCAGCTGTAGCGAATGGACGCGCGCCAGTCCTCTCCGGTCTCGACGTGGGTCTCTACCGCCTTGAATGCGACCAGCGGAGGTTCCTGCATCAGGCAGACTCTGCCCTCCGGTATCGCTCCGAAGCGATCGACCACGACCTGGAGATCTGCCAATTCATCCGGTGTGGCTCCGAGACTGAGCAATTTCTCGTAATCCTTCTGGCACACGAACATTTTCTTGGGCGTCACGGCGTCACCACCCTGGCCGTCAGCGTGACGGCGTAGATGGCCTCGTCGTCGAAGACGTCTATCCCCGCATCCTCAGGGGTGAGGTGCCATCGTTCGGACATGACATTTTTCGTCGCATACTCTGGCGTATTCCCCGCGGCGTACACCGTCCGCACCACGCGCCATCCCGACTTCGCCTTTTCGAGCTGCCGGCGGAGTTCGGCGTTCTCGGCGCGCAGTCGGTCGAGTTCTCGCACCATCGATTGCACAAGTGTCACGGCTCACCTCCCAGGCTGCGGACCAGGGCTCGCAGTCGGTCTAGCTCGGCGACGATGGACGTTGCGCGCTTCTCAGGCAGTTCGAGCACGTCCTCATCGTGAGCCTCTCGCTTGAGCCATCGCTCCGCCAGGTCGAGACCCGGCGCAGGCTCGCTCGGCTGCTGTCCCTGCGTTGTCGTACTCATGATTACCACCCCACCGGGCGCTGCCGTACGCGCAGGTCAGCGGGCCACTCGTACGGATCGGCTCCGGCGCGGTCGCGTAGCGGAAAGATCATGCAGTTGCTGTCTCGCGATTCTCTCCCCAGCTGCTTGTTCCAGCACGGAACTTTGGCCTCCGCGCACTGGCGCACGACCGAGCGAATCCACTCGACGTGGCAGGGGCGAGCGTTGGGGCCCGACTCTCCGCCACATACGATCCAATCAAGCTTGGCGCAGGTTCCGCCGTGTGGTCGCAGGACACCGTGGGTACCCTCAAGCGCGTTGATCTCGGTTGGAGG